ACTTGTTGCAGATTTAGAAGGTGCTGTTACAGGAAATGCTGACACAGCAACAGCATTAGCAACTGGTAGAACAATTGGTATGACAGGCGATGTTGTATGGACTTCTGCTAGTTTTACAGGTTCTGGAAATGTAACAGGTTCTGCTACAATACAATCAACTTCTGTTGAAGGTAGTATGCTTAATAATAATGTTATATCTGGACAAACAGAAATAACAAGTGGTTTAGCAGATGCTGATGAATTGTTATATTCAGATGCTGGAACTTTAAAAAGAGTTGGTATGGATACATTAAAAACTTATTTTTCACCTGTTATAGGTTCAAGTTCTGTTACAACTCTCGGAACAATTGGCACAGGAGTTTGGCAGGGAACAGCAATTGCAAGTTCTTATATTGCTGGTGATGCAATAGTAGCTTCTAAAATCGCTGATGATGCTATTGATAGTGAACATTATACAGATGCTTCAATAGATAATCAACATCTTGCAGGTTCAATTGCGAATGCTAAACTTGCAAATTCTTCAATTACACTAGGTGATGCTTCATCATCTATTATGACAATAAGTTTAGGTCAACAATTCAGTATTATTGGTTCAAATGGCTGCACAACTTCTTTGGATAACAATATTCTTACAGTAAATGCTGCCGCTGCTGAAGCAACAGGCTATGCAGCTGCATTAGCTCTCGGCTAATTTTTCTTTTCATATAAATATAGGTAGATTTAATCAAGAGGTGCTATGGCTAATCCTACAACCAGAGAAACATTAAAACAATATTGTTTAAGAAATTTAGGTAAACCAGTCATTGACATTAATGTTGATGACGACCAATTAGAAGATAGAATTGATGAAGGACTTCAATATTTTTCTCAATATCACTATGATGGTATTGAAAGATGTTATTTAAAGTATAGAGTAACATCAGGAGATATTGACAGAATGAAAAGTGGTGAAGGAGATACTTCATCTACTGCTACACAAGGAAGTGTATCAACTGCTTATGAGGAAGCAAATAATTATATTGTGGTTCCTGATAGTGTTGTTTCTGTAATACAAATTCTACCTTTATCTGATAAAAACAATATGAACATGTTTGATGTCAGGTATCAATTACGACTAAATGATTTATACGATTTTTCTTCAACAAGTGTTATTCATTATGATATGGTTTTAAGACATTTAGATTTTTTAGACCATATATTAGTTGGTGAAAAACCAGTAAGATTTAATCAGCATAAGAATAGACTTTATATAGATATGGATTGGAAAGTTGATATTAGTGCTGGAGAATATTTAATAATTGAATGCTATAGAAAATTAGACCCTGAATCTTTTACTGACATTTATAATGACATCTATTTAAAAAGATATTTGACTGCTTTATTTAAAAGACAATGGGGTTCAAATTTAAGTAAATTTAATGGTGTTGTTATGTTAGGTGGTGTTACATTAAATGGAGAACAAGTCTATCAGCAAGCACAGGAAGATATTGAGAAGCTGGAACGAGAAGTAAGAGAAAGCTACGATTTACCTGTTGATTACATGATAGGTTAAAAAATTCTATGCCAACTTCTGTATATTTTAATAGGGGCGGAACGGACCCTGAAAAAAGACTCTATGAGGATTTAACAGAAGAATCTATCAAAATGTATGGGCATGATGTGTATTATCTCCCAAGAACATTAGTTAATAGAGATTTAATTTTAGGTGAAGATGTTTCATCAAAATTCACACAGTCTTATATGGCTGAGATGTATTTTGAAACTACTGAAGGCTTTGCTGGCGAACAAGAAATAATCAATAAATTTGGACTAGAAATTAGAGAGGACACAACTTTTGTTATCTCTAAAAGACGATGGACTCAATTAGTTGATGACAAAGCAACACTTATTGTAGATGGAAGACCTAATGAAGGAGATTTAATTTATTTTCCTTTAATGAAGTCTTTCTTTGAAATACAATTTGTGGAAGACCAAGAACCATTTTTTCAATTAAATAACTTACCTGTTTATAAATTAAGAGTAACTAGATTTGAATATTCTAGTGAACCTATATCAACTGGAGTTACTGAAATTGATGCAAAAGCTGATGCAAGAACATTAGACCAATTAGCACATCAAGTATCACTAGAAGCAGAAACTGGTTCCATATTATTAGAAAATGATACAGCAGATGGTGAAAGTAATTATATGATATTAGAAACTTATAATATAGAAACACAAGAACCTTATGCTGACAATATAACTTTTGATAGTCAGGCAGGTTATACAACTTCTGTATTAACAGATGATATAATTGACTTTACAGAAAGAAATCCATTTGGAGAAATAGACGAGCAAATTTAATGTTTGGAACTTATACATATCACGAATCATTAAGAAGATTGACTATTGCATTTGGGCAAATTTTCAATAATATCAACATTAAAAGAAAAAATGCAACTGATAGCACAATACAATCACTTAAAGTTCCATTAGCATATGGACCAAAAGAAAAGTTTTTAGTTAGATTAGACCAACAAGCAGATTTAGATGATAGAAGTTTTGCTCTTCGTTTACCAAGAGTTGGATTTGAAATTTCTAGTATTGAATATGACCCTAGTAGAAAAATAAATAAAATGGGCAAATATAGAACAATAAAAACTGATACAACAAAAAGATTAGATTTTACATATAATCCTGTTCCTTACAATATTTCTTATGATTTATTTACTTTTACAGCAACTGCTGAATCAGGATTACAAATAATAGAACAAATTATACCATTTTTTCAACCAGATTATACAGTAACAATTAATGCTTTGCCAGAGTTAGGTGTTAAAAGAGATGTTCCTATAATTTTAAATAGTATTAATTATGAAGATACTTACACAGGAGATTTTAGGGCAAGACGAGCTGTAATTTATACATTAAATTTTACTGCTAAAACTTATGTATTTGGACCATTGAGAAGTCAAAAAGTTATTAAGAAAGTTCAAACTGACCAATATACAGATACAACAGAAGTAGAAAAAAGAGAATCAAGAATTACTGTTGTTCCAGATCCTACAACAGCAAATTATAATGACGATTTTGGATTTACAACTACTATTGAATTTTTTAAAGATAGTAAGGAATATAACCCTGAAACTGATACGGATGAATAATTATGAATTTTCAAAAAGATATTGAAAAGGTGTTGGGAACCAAACACACCAAAGAATTAGTTAAAAAAGAAAAAACAGAAGTAACAATACCAACAAAAGGACGAGATGTTGATAAAGATTACAAATATTCAAGAGATAATTTTTATAATCTTGTAAATAAAGGTCAAGAAGCAATTGATGGTATTTTAGAGATTGCAAAAGAAGGCGACCATCCAAGAGCATACGAAGTCGCTGGAGATTTAATTAAAAATGTTGGCGATGTTGTTGATAAACTTGCTGACTTACAAGATAAAATGAAAAAGTTAAAAGAAGTTCCTGGTAGGACTTCTATGCAAGTTAAAAATGCTTTATTCGTAGGTTCTACTACTCAATTACAAAAAATGTTAGCAAAGAAAAATAAAGTTAAAGGGAAAAATGCCCCAAGTAAATAATGAAGCATATTTAGGAAATCCTAATTTAAAAAGAGCTAATACAGCTGTTGAGTTTACAAAAGAGCAAGTATTAGAATTTGATAAATGTATGGTTGACCCTACTTATTTTGTTGAAAAATATGTAAAGATTGTAAGTTTAGATGAAGGTTTAGTTCCTTTTAGTATGTATAGTTTTCAAAAGGATATGATAGATACTTTTCATAAGAATCGTTTTTCTATATGTAAATTGCCTAGACAAAGTGGAAAAACTACAATTATAATAGCATACATCTTACATTATATTGTATTTAATGAAAATGTTAATATTGCTATATTAGCAAATAAATCACAAACAGCAAGAGATATTTTAGGAAGATTGCAGTTGGCTTATGAAAATTTGCCAAAATGGATGCAACAAGGAATTTTAAATTGGAACAAAGGTTCATTAGAATTAGAGAACAATAGTAAAATAGTAGCGGCTGCTACATCCTCTAGTGCGATAAGAGGAGGTTCTTATAATATGATATTTTTAGATGAATTTGCTTTCGTTCCACAATCAATTAGTGAACAGTTTTTTAATTCTGTTTATCCTACTATAACTTCAGGTAAAACTACAAAAGTTATTATTGTTTCTACACCACACGGTATGAATATGTTTTATAAAATGTGGGTTGATTCTGTAAATAAAAATAATGATTATATTCCAATAGAAGTTCATTGGTCAGAAGTTCCAGGTAGAGATGAAGATTGGAAAAAAGAAACAATTCGTAATACAAGTAAAGAACAATTTGCGGCCGAATTTGAATGTGAATTTGTTGGTTCTATTGACACATTAATAAATCCAACAAAACTCAAATCTATGCCACACACAGCACCGATTAAATCTATTAAAGGTTTAGCACAATATGTTGAACCTAAAAAAAATCACGAATATGTGATTACAGTTGATGTGTCAAGAGGAGTCCAAAGCGACTACTCTGCTTTTGTCGTTTTTGATGCTACAAAAATGCCATATAATGTGGTCGCAAAGTATAGAAATAATGAAATTAAACCTCTTTTATTTCCTAACATAATAGAAGGTGCAGCTAAACTTTATAATAATGCTCATGTATTAATTGAAGTAAATGACATAGGAGGTCAAGTTGCTGATGCTATGCAATTTGATTTAGAATATGATAATTTAATGATGACTATTCAAAGAGGAAGAGCAGGACAAGTATTAGGTTCTGGATATAGTGGTAGAGGAAGTTCTTTAGGAGTAAGAATGACTAAAAGTTTAAAAAAAATTGGTTGTTCTAATTTAAAAACACTTATAGAATCTGATAAATTAATAACAAAAGATTTTCATACTATACAAGAATTATCTACATTTATTAAAAAAAATAAAACTTGGGCGGCTGAAGAAGGTTGTAATGATGATTTAGTTACTTGTTTAATAATATTTGGGTGGTTATCAAATCAACCTTATTTTAAAGAATTGACTGATACTGATGTTCGTTCAAAATTATATGAGGAACAAGAGAAAATTATAGAACAAGATATGGCACCTTTTGGATTTATAGATGATGGAATAACTAAAGAAGAAGATGAGCCTACCGTTGATGAATACGGAGATGTATGGCATCCTGTTGTTCGTAAGGGTCAATAGTGTAGAATGGAAGAATAATAAATAGATTACAGATGTTAATTAATTTAATTAATATATATTTAATAATTTATTTGCAAATAAGTTAAGGAGACGAACACAATGGCATTTCAAGTATCACCTGGTGTTCAGATACAAGAAAAAGACCTTACCAACATTATCCCGGCAGTTTCTACTACTGTTGGTGCTTTCGCTGGCGAATTCAGGGAAGGCCCATTAGATGAAATTGTAACTGTGGGTAGTGAACAAGAGTTGGTTGAAACATTTGGCAAACCTGATGGAGATAATTTCGAACATTTCTTTTCAGCTGCTAATTTTTTACAATATGGAAACGCTCTTCGTGTAGTTAGAGCGACTCAAACAAGTCAGCTTAATGCTACCGCCGATGGTACTGGACTTCAAGTTAAGAACACTGGTCATTATCAAGATAATTATAGTGATGGCTCCGCATCCAAAGGCCTTTGGGCTTCAAGAACAGCTGGTGCATGGGGAAACAATCTTAAAGTTTCCATTTGTCCAGATTCTACTGTTTATCAGGAATTAGCTAAAACTACTATTGCATCTTCTAACCTATCGGTTGGAGATACAAGTTTAGATTTAACTAGTGCTACTGGATTTACAGTTGGAGACATTATCAATTTTAGTGAAACTGGTGGTTATGAATATCGTATTACAGTTATCTCTTCTTCTACAATTACTTTTGTAAGACACCCTGAAGGAGTTGGTGGTTTACACACCGTTCCGGAAGTAGCAACAGGACAAGGTTCTGTTGGCGTTAGTGTTAGAAGAAGATGGCAGTATTATGATAAAGTAGCCGGAGCTCCTGGCACTTCACCATATACTTCCGACAGAGGAGGCTCAGGAGATGAGCTTCATGTCGTAGTTGTTGATGAAGATGGTGGAATCACTGGTACAGCCGGTGATGTTTTAGAAGTTTATGATTCAGTATCAAAAGCTTCTGATGGAAAAACACCACAAGGAGACACAATATATTATCCTGATGTAATCTACAATAAATCAGCTTACATTTATTGGTTAGACCATCATTCAAGCGGAACTAATTGGGGAACTGCTGCTTTAGGACTAACTTTTACTTCTGTAACAACTGTTAAAAATGACAGTTTATCAGCAGGAGCAAATGGTTCTACCGTAACAGATGCTCAGTTACAAACTGCTTATAATAAATTTAATGATCCAGAAACTGTTGATATTAGTTTAATAATCGCAGGTCCTTCTGGTTCAGCAACTCATGTCGATAATTTAATTACTATTGCGGAAAACAGAAAAGATGTTGTTGTATTTGCTTCACCACAAAGAAGTGATGTAGTAAATGTTGCAGCTTCTTCTACACAATCATCTAATGTTTCAGGATTCTTTGATAACATTAGAAGTTCATCTTATGTTGTTTTTGATAGTGGTTACAAATATCAATATGATAGATACAATGATGTATTTCGTTATGTTCCTCTAAATGGAGATATTGCAGGATTAACTTGTAGAACAGATTTAATTGCTGATGCTTGGTATTCACCTGCTGGTCTTAATAGAGGAGTTATTAGGGGTGCAGTTAAACTTGCTTTTAATCCTGAAAAACTTCATAGGGACGACCTTTATAGAAAAAGAGTCAATCCTGTTGTAACTATTCCTGGTCAAGGAACAGTTCTTTTTGGAGATAAAACTGGACTATCAGCACCAAGTGCCTTTGATAGAGTTAATGTTAGACGATTATTCATAGTATTAGAAAAAGCAATATCAACAGCGGCTAAATTTCAGCTCTTCGAGTTTAATGACGAATTTACAAGAGCTAATTTCAGAAATGTAATCGAACCATTTTTGAGAGATGTGCAAGGTCGTAGAGGTATTACTGATTTCTTGGTTGTATGTGATGAAACAAACAACCCAGGAAGTGTTATAGATAGAAATGAGTTTAATGCAGATATATATGTTAAACCTGCTCGTTCTATAAACTTTATTACTTTAAAATTTGTCGCAACAAGAACAGGCGTGGCTTT